CGCTGTGCATGAACCCTGACATTCCGAGCCCCAAACTGTGCAAGAGGCTGAAGGCAGCCGGGTATCCGCAAGAGAATAGCACTTGGTATTGGTCGCCGGATAGCGAGACCGGCGAAATGGAAGTTTGTATGCTGGCCGACCCCGAAGACGGTGAGTTTGCCGCCCCCACCATCGGGGAAATGCTGGACTACATTCGGCAGGGAGGATATGCGTTTGCGTATCGTGTAGCAGAAGCCCTAGACCTGTTTCCACTCGGTTGGGGTGGATTATCTCCAACGGGAGCGGGAGCGCAGGCACTGTTAAGCATGACCGCCGACGCCCTGGCCGCAGCCCTGGCCGCAGCCCTGGCCGAGGCGAAGGAGAGGGCTAATCCTGCGGAGGCACAAGGAGGTTCTTGAGACCAGTGAGAAACCACCGGATCGCCCGCCAGGCCGCTTGTAGAATCGTCGCCACGCCAGAAGGATAGCCACCGCCCTTCCCCGCGTCAAGCCATTCCCGCCGGAGCGCGCTTGAGGCTAGGCTTCCGCCTTGGCAATGGCGGCGCGGAGTTCTTTTCCCACAGCCCCCTCGTTCTTCCCTCTCGGGGCGCAGTTGTCGAGTATCTCCAGCGCCATCCTACACGCCGCCAGCAGGTCATCGTGCGCGTTGAACCGGCGCACCATCTCGTCGGCGGTCTTCTCGTCACCCACGGCCAGAGCAACGACTGCGCCATCGTAAATGATTGCGGCGTCGTGTCGGCTTAGGCCGAGTCCCGCCTTCTGCTTCGCTTGCGTTCCCATCGTCCCACCTCCTATTGCCGCACCGTTGCGGCTACCTAGTGTCCTGAAGAAACTTCGCCGCCGCCCGAGCGAGCCCCGGCGCGTGAACCGCGACACCTTCGCTTGGGTGTTCCCGTTCGACGCGCTCCAAGCGGTCGAGCAACTTGTCGAGCCGCGCGTGGGCCGCTTTGCGGTCGTATAGCAGCTCGATGCGGCAGCGCAGAATTTCCGCTAGTTCCCCGCGCGTCCGTGCCGCTCGCTGTCTCGGCGTTTCGCGTGCCATCGTCCCACCTCCAAAGAGAGAGCCGCGCGGACACTGTGGACGAGTGACGAGCCCGAAGGCGGGTCTCTCCAGCGCCGCGCGGCCCCTAGTTCCGTGTGTGTGGTCATGGGTTCGCCTCTCGTCCACCTACATTATCGGCACAATCCGACACGGAGCAAGAGGAAAATGTAAAAAAACTTTTCCCGTAAGCCCTTGTCCCTGCGGGAGTTGCGTCAAGTAGAGTAGATTGCATGTGTGGCCGTGTCCACCCGCCGCCTCAAAACACTTGACACGCCCGGCCGATGATGTTATAATGCAACACGTGAAGCAGGAAGCCCACATCCACAATCCGCAGGACGCGAAAAAGCAACAGCCTACCGCGGAAGGTAGTGCCCTCACCCCGGAAGACAAGGCCCCAAAGCACGGCCCGCGCACAAAATGCGAGCCCGCACTGATTGAGGCCATCACGAAGCAAGTCCGCAAGGGGGCCAGTATCACGGCTGCTTGCGGGATGCACGGCATAGATGAGAAATCCTTCCGCAACTGGGAGGCTAAGGCAGGGGACGGGGAGGAGCCTTATGCCTCTTACCTTCCGCTCATAAAAAGGGCCAGAGCCACAGCCAGGGCCATTGCCGAGCGTCGCGTGTTCCGTGGCAAGGGTGTTTGGACGGCTGCGGCCCGTTGGCTAGAGTCTCAGGCATCAAAGGACTGGACGCGGATGACGCGATCTGACGTGACGCACCAGGGGGGCGGGAAGCCTATCCCCGTGGACATGAAGTTGGGGGCGGCGTTGGTTCGGACGATGATTGCCGAGAGCGCCCGGCCGGGTGTGCCGGGGCTTGGGGACCGCTTCAAGGGCACGAATTGACGAGTTCGCGTAGTTAGCCGGCGCAAAAGTGTATTGGAGGCGATAATGGTTGACCCGCTAGAGCCCGTGCCAGAGTCAAAGCCGCACGTTGTGGCCGACAACAGCCAAGACGCAGCCCCCCAGCCTGCCCAGGAAGCCGCCCAGCAGCCCCAGGACGAGGCGACCCCCCCGCCGGCCGACCAGGTGGACCCCACGACGGAATACATGGAACAGCGTGTCCGCCAGTGGGGAGGCAAGGTTATCACGGTCTTGACGCCTACGGGAGTCAGAACGCCGGGGATGCCGACCCGCTTCCGGGGCCACGCGATTTACGCCCCAGGAACGCCGGTCGCGTCCCCGGTGGAGTTCGAGATCCAAGCAGCCACCCTAGCCGAAGCCTGGGAGAAGTTCGACGAGGGGATGGCGAAAGGGTTTGCGGACGTCGAGGCGATGGTGGAGGCGCAGAAGCAGAGGCAGCGGCTCTCCGCGGGCCTGACCAAGGCCGAGGCGGCCGCGATGTGGGCCGAGATGGGCCGCCGGGGGCGAGGCGGTGGGAACGGTAAAGGCCGCGGGCCCGGTTCTGGGAGGATTATCAGGATATGAGCCTGAAAGACCCGATGACGAGGCAGCAGCCAACAACGGACACCAAGGCCCTTGCGGAGAAGATACCGATGCCTGCCTGCATCCGGGCCTTGTTCTGTGGCCTGGACGAGTGCGGCCGCGCGCTGTGGGAAATCGAGACGATGGGTTTGGCCGGCGAGGAAAGCAAGATCACGGCATCAGGGACGGACCTACCCGGGCTCCTGGCGGCTGCCCTGAAGGATTGGCCCCTGCCGTCGATGGGCGTGGACCAGGCTGTGGCTGCGGCCGTGGAACGCGTGAACGAGCGAATCAAGGAACTGGCGCGGGGTGGTGCAAGGGCAGCATCCCGGGCTCATAACCCGGATGATGCGGGTTCGATTCCCGCCCCCGCTCCCAAGATGTCAGGCGGAGGTGGCGGGCAGTACACCTTCGCATCCCAGGATGTGGCTCTGCGAGAGGCAGTCGAAGATTTTGTCTATGATCGGCACGTCCCGGAGGGTGGCCCTTGACGACGGATACCCGTGCGTGACCGTGCGGCCCGAATACGAGGAGTGAATCATGGCTGGAGGTGAGATTGCTGGGGCAGGGCGGGAAGAGACATTGCGGGAGGTGGCAGAGACAACTTACGCGCTGGCTCTCCAGGTGGAAGGTTGCGTGGGTGTGACGGTGGGGCACCTATTCGGCACGGACCCCGAGGAGCGGGACAAGTGTCCGGCTGGCAGTTTCCGGGACACGCTGGTGGGTGCTAGGGCGGCGCTGAACTCCGCCGCTTGCACGCTTGAAAAGATTCGGGACCAAGTTGCATCGACGGCACCCGAACCGTAGCCCACCCACCCGATAGGTGAGGAGAACGGTCCTTGAAGGCAGCGACCAGCAAAGCCGATGCAAATATTTACGCCTGGATGGCGTCCAGGCTGAAGATCATCGACAAGACGGGAGACCTGGTGCCTCTGGTGCCTAACTCGATCCAGTTGCGGCTTTTCGGATACATGGCTCGGCAGCAGGCCGCCGCGTTGCCCATCCGCATCATCGTCTTGAAGGCGAGGCGCGAGGGCGTTTCCACGGGTGTCGAGGGTCTGATGTTCGGCAAAGCCTACCAGCAGCCGAACAAGAGGGCGTTTGTCTGTGCCCACGACGATGCCGGTTCCTGGACGCTGTTCCAGATGAATCGCCGGTTTGAGGAGGAGTTGCCGGCCGAGGAGCGCAGGGCGACGAAATACAGTTCCCGCAAGGAGTTGGTGTGGGAGACTCCGCACAGGTCGCAAGTCACGGTTGCCACGGCCGGGAATACGGAACTGGGCCGGTCGGACGAGATTCACTACCTCCATTGTTCTGAAGTGGCCTTCTGGAAACACGCGAAGGCGTCGCTGGGGTCGGTGCTCCAAGCCGTGAGCGACAACCCGGAAACGATGATCGTCCTGGAGTCCACGGCGAACGGTGCTTCGGGCGAGTTCTACGAGCGGTGGGAGGCCGCCGTGAAACAGCAGCGGGAACGGCCGGAGACGCTTGAGGGCTTCTATCCCGTGTTCTTCTCTTGGCTTGAGTATGCCGAGTATGTCCTGCCGCTGGACGAGGGGGAAACCCTTGAGCCGCTGGCGGACGAGGAGCATCGGTTGACTGGCCTGGGGGCGAGCCTCGAGCAGTTGAAGTGGCGCCGCCGTGTCCTGGCCGACAAGTGCAACGGCGACGAGGACTTGTTCATGCAGGAGTATCCGGCCACGCCGGAGGAAGCGTTTATTACGTCAGGCCGGCCAGCCATCCCCGCGGCCATCGTATCCTACCACCAGTCCCTCGTTTGTCCCCCTTGCCGCCGTGTGCGGCTTTTGCGGGAGGCCGTGACTGGGGCGGTGTATGCCGAGGAGGTCAGCGCCGAAGCCCAGTATGCCTGGGAGGTCTGGAACGAGCCGAAGGAGCATCACGATTACGCGGTGTTCGGTGACGTGGCCGAAGGCGGTTTGAGTGACCCAGACAACGTGGGGAGCGGCCCGGACTTCTCGGCGGGCTGCGTGTTGAGCCGGCGGAACATACGGGTGGACGCCGTGTGGCACGGCCAGATTGACCCGGACGATTTCGGCGAGGAGTTGATGAAGGCCGCTGAATGGTATAACGACGCCTGGGCAACGCCCGAAGTGAACGCGGCGGGGATGGCGGCTTTGACGCCATTCAAGAAGGCGATGTATCTGAACCTGTATCAGCGGCAGAAGCCGGAGGATAGCCTAAAGTCCGGCGACGACCGGCCGTTGTGGGGCTGGAAAACGACCACGGCGAACCGCGACTACATGATTGACACCTACATCGCGGCTTGCAGAGCGGACCCGGATCGCGGATGGGCGGACAAGATTCAGGTCTTTTCTCAGGTATTGGTGGATGAGGAGCGAACCTTCGTCAGCAAGGCGAACGGCAAGCGCGAGCATCAGGTTGGCTACCACGACGACCTGCTGTTTGCTGCGATGGGGGCGTTGCAGTTGCATTTGACCTGCCCGCGTGGGGTGCAGGGGCCGACGCCGGACAAGCGGACGGCAAGCCCGTATCGAGACATGCGTTACTCGGGCGGGGTTGATCCGGGCCTTGAGATTGAGACCGATGCGGACCTAGCGCGGGTGGGCTGAGGAGTAGCACATGGCAGACCCGGCACACGACGAACTGAACGAGCGCCTTGACGACATGATCAAGCGCGGCAAGCAGGTCAACAGGGACTGGGAGCCCTTGGCCCGCGATGCGCTGGATTACCTCTTTGGGAATCAACTGAAGGACGTCAAGGACCGGGACGGGTGGGACCGGATTCAGGCCAACTACATCTTCCCGGCGGTCACTCAGCAGATGGCCTTGATGAGCCAGCGGCGGCCGACGGTCGTAGTCCAGCCGTTCGAGGAGTCCGACGTCGAGTTCGCAAACTTCTGGCGGGGTCTGGAGCAGCGGCGGTTCGACCGGACGCTGAGGATGAACATTCTGGGAATCGGCGCCACGCTCGACGCAGCCATCCACGGCCACTACGTCGCCAAGGTCTATTGGGAGCCGAAGGCCGACTGGAACATCGAGAAGATGCGCTGGACGGGCGAGCCGAAGGTGACGTTGATGCGGCCGGACTACTGCGGGGCGGACCCGGATGCCGAGGTCATTTCCCGCGAGGGTGCCGAGTTCGTCTATTGCAGCCGGCGGATGCTTCTCACGCAAGCCCTGGCGCGGTGGTCGGATAAGGCGGCCGAGATCAAGGCCGAGGCCAGGGAGACGCGCGAGCAAGAAGACGGTTTGCCTGGTGCGGCGACGTTCGCGGCTGAGTGGGAACATCGCGTGGACGGCCAGACGGGGAAGCCGGTTTCGGCGGTTGCCCACGAGAGCCAACTTGTCAACCTTCTGCGGCGGGCTCGGGATTACCAGTCTCAGGACGAGGCGGGCGGGCAGGTCATGCCGGGCGACGAAGATTTGCCGCGTTACGTTACGGTTACAGAGGTCTTTTTCCGTGATGACGAGACGCGGAGCGGCCAAGAAACCGAGCCTATCACGCTGGAGGAACTGATTCAAGATGGGGCTGTCCTCTACGACGCCGACCCGGAGACCGGGCAGGTCTATCGCGTGGCGGAGGACGGGCTGCTTGAAGGCAAGGCGGCCGGCGACCAGGTTGGCGCCTACGACGACCTGGGGGAGCGCGTGGTCCGCGAGTGGGACGACGAGCCGGTGTATCCCCGCGGGCGCGTGGTGCTCCGCATCGGCAAGTTGATCTTGAACCCGGAGGCGAAGGCGTCCTGGGACGATGGCGGGCAGGTCTGGCCGTTCCGCCAGTGGCCTTACATCGTCGGCGTCAACCAGGTGCTCCCGCACGTCTGGCAAGGTCTGAATTCGGTCGTGATGCCGCGGACCTTGCAGGACTGGAAAAACATCGCCTTTACGCACATGGCGAATTACATCAAGTTCTTCAGTTCCCCGATTACGTTGATGGAAGAGGGGGCGATTACCAAGGGGGCGAATGTCCAAGAGGCGTTCCGGGCGCGGGCGGGGGCCGTCTGGAAACTGCTGAAGGGGGGCATCGCCAAGGTCAAGCGGGAGCCGCCGACGCCGTTGGGTCAAGGTTTGCTGAACATCAACGAGGTGTTCACCCGGGACTTGCAAGACCAGACGGGGATGCAGGACGTTTCCCGCGGTCGTCAGGCCAAAGGGCAAGCGACCTTGGGCGAGATTCAAGAACTCGCCCGGTCCAGCCGCGTGCGGACTTCGATGGCGGCCGTCCTCCAGGACGACTGGATGGAGAACATTATGCGGCTGGTCGGGGCGATGGACCAGCGCTACTTGAACCCGGATGACCATGTTCAGATCGTCGGCGAGGGGGCGGCCCTTCGCATGGCACAGGTCAGCGAGGGCCAGGGGCCGGAAGGCCATGACGTTGAGTTCGATCTGACGTTGAAGATAGGAACCGCCCTGCCTTATGACCAGCAGCGGCGGAAGGAAGAAATCATGGGCTTGATGGAGGCGGTCGGTCCGGCGTTGTTGCCGGAGTTGCTGGACGCTTTCGAGATTGAGAACAAGGACGAGGTTCTGGAGCGGCACGCGATGTGGCAGCAGTTCGAGCAGTTCATGGAGGAACAGGAGAAGTTGGCGAAGCAAGGGGCCGGAGGGACGGCATAGCGGAAGTGACCACAACTGAATAATGCCCGACGACTTCGGCTGATCCCCGGAGGAATCGAGAGATTCAAGAGCCCCACCGTGCACGGGCGGTGGGGTTCTTTTTCGTCGGGCAGGAAGGAGAGCGGCGATGCCCGGAGTCGGATGCGAGGGCCGTCGGAAGCACACGCCGATCGTGTCGGAGAAGCAACGGGGTCTTTTCGGCGCAGAGTTGAGGCGGCGGAGGGCCGGTCTGAAATCTCGGATGCCGGGCATCACGATGGCGGAACTTGCGAGCCATCTGAGGGAGTCGAAAGGCAAGAAGTTGCCTGCGGGGGCGGGCACGCGGTTGATGCTCGGACCAAGCAGAAAACGGTAAGGAAACGGGATACGGCGGCTGGCCGACGGGACAAGGGCCAAGAGGAAAGGCCGCGAGTATCAAATAACCAGGGGTCGCCGGGGACGGACGAAAGCGCCGCCCGGCAAAACTGGAAGGGACGGACATGGCTAAGGCACAGTTAGGAGATCGTGACCCGGATGACGTGGAAGGTCTGGAAGCGGACGACGCGGCCGCCAATGCGGGTGATGATGCCAACTTGGGCGCAGACGAGGCAGACCCTGGTGGGTTGACCCCGGACATGCTCGGGCCGGAGAAGCCCGCTGGCGAGGACGCCGGGAAAAAGGGTGACGACAAGGCCGGTGACAAGAGCGCCGGCAAGAAGGCGCCACCCAAGCCGGACAAAGCCGATAAGGACAAGCCGCCGGCGGAACAGCCGGCCTGGGATAAGGACCGCCAACGCCGCGACCAAGAACACGCGACGGAACGGCGAGCGTTTCAGGGCCAGTTGGAAGCCGCGACGGAAGCCAACAGGGCGCTTGCCGATGAGATAAAGGCTCTACGGCGAGCACCGGGCGAAGCGGCATCGGCGGCTGAAGCGGCGGGTCTGGAGGCGGCCCTTGCGAAGGTGGACGCCTTGAGCGAAGCATCCGACCCGGCGGACGTTGCCGAGGCGATGCGGGCGCTGAAGCGCTATGCCGTGTCAAGGCCGAAGGCCGGGATTGATGCAGACCGCGTTGCGGGCATCGAGAAGGGTCTGGCGGCGTTGACGGCGAGCGTTCAGGAGATGGGCGAGTCGATTGCAACCCGCCAAGGGCGGGACGCGCTCGAGGGAACGGCAACCGCACTCGACGAAGAGTTCGGGGCCAAACTCCACAACGACGCGATGGAACTCGCCGGCCAGATGCTTATGGCGGAAGGTCGCTCGCTGGATGACCAGCCCACGTTGGCCGAGAAGAAGATCGCCTTACGTGCGGCTTACCTGCAACTCGCCAGGGGCGAGGGAGGCAAGCCGAAGCCGAAGCCAAGTCCGAAAGTGGCCGCCGATGCCGGTAAGGGCGGCGGGGTCGTGGCTCCAAAGGGGAGCCGTGGTCGCACGGAGGACGTTCTCGCAGACATGAGACGCGAGGGCAAGGTTCGGTAAGACTTTAGAAAGGAACCGAGATGGCAAACGCAAACATCGAAGCAACCACCAAAGAAGCGTGGGCTCGCACGGTCGTGGATGAAGTGATGTTGCGGACTCCACTGACAGCGATGTTCACGGAGCATAATCGGGTGTCCATCAGCGGGAAGAAGATCGGTCAGCCGGTCATCAAAGACACCCTGGAGGACAACGCCCAATCCTACACCCCGATGGAGGGGCTGGAGGGCGGCTCGACGACCATTTGGGCGCGGCCCAAGTGGGGTTGGAAATACGTTCAACTCCCCATCGAATACGGGGTCGAGGAGGAGTTGCAGAACCAGGCCGGCGGCAAAGACGTGGCGCCCGTTGACATCGTTGCGGGGCTGCTGAAGGCCGGTCACACCGGGATGCGCCTGAAGTTGACCGCGATGATGTATTCCGAGTCCGAGACCGACGAAACCGGGGCCGACTTCCAGAGCATCCCTTACGCCCTGGACCACGACACGACTTACGGCGAACTGACCCGGGCCACCACGGTCACGAACAAATGGTGGCAGGGGGCTTCCATCGGCGACGTCTTTACCGACCGGAACACGGCGCTCGCTCCGAGCATCGCCAACTTCCGCATAATGCGCTCGATTTGCCAGCGGCACGTTCCTGCGGATGAGAAGTTCTACGCCGTCATGGGCGAGAGCCTCTTCCAGGCGTTCCAGAGCCAGGTCGAAGCACGCCACATCTACTCGCGCGACGGGTCGAAGTTGGCGAAGTATGGTTTCCAGACCTTCGTCATCGACGGCGTGGAGTTCGTCCAGGACTCGTGGCTGACGACCAACAGCATGACGACCGACTTCTTCCTGCTGGCCCCCTCGACGTGGGATTTGCGGGTCAGCCCGAAGCGCAACTTCAAGATGACCGGGTTCACCTGGCAGGGCGACCAAGTTGGCGGTCTGGACAAGTACCTGGCCCGCATCCTGTTGGCAGGCAACCTGACCTGTTCCAAGCCGAACGCCAACATCTGGAAGTCAAACATGGCCTAAGCGGGTTGAGAAAACACTGGAAGGAGTTGGAGCATGGCAAACGTTACGATTGACAGTGAACTGTTTTACCTTCTGGACACGACTCCCGGTGTCCCCGATCCGAGGGTGAGTCCGCCCAGGGATGGTTTCCTGGGCGCGGACCACCACAACGTAGCCGCGGCGGCGTATCCCGTCGGCACGAAGGTCCAGGTCCGCAACCACTCGGCTTCGGCCGGGGTTGATGGGTTGTCGGTGTTCTGTTACGGGAAGTTGGAGATGCAGGACACCACGAACGTCCTCGCGGCCCGGCATTTCTGCGCCCAGCACACCGACGCCATTCCCTTCGACTTCACGAACGAGGCGGCCTCCGACCTGGGGGCCGGTCTCAGCGGCCTCGTCGTCGGGCTCGGTGCCATGACAGTCGATTACTTCGGCTGGTTCTGGTGCGCCGGTGTCTGTCCCGAGGACTGGGTCTC